ATTACCTGTTTACTATTGACTTTGCCAGCCCTGACACAAACCGCTTAGATACCAGCTTTAGTGAGGGAGTCGAGGAACATAAGTCATATAACTTTATTAAGTTAGATAACGGGCAGTTTGCTTGCCAACCCAATAATCGTTGCCTTTGGTACGATGTTTCTCTTGTGCCTGCTGTATTAAAGACCCCCGACTTTAAGATACCTACCGAGGTCTACAGCGTTGAGAACCACGCTAAATGGAGTGCCAAAGATGAATGGTTCTATAACTTTGACGCATTATGACCTTTCAAGACTTCTACTCCCTATACCCCCGCAAAATGGGGCGCAAAGACGCTGAACGGGCATGGAACAGGCTAACCCCTATCCAGCAAAAAGAATGCCTAGAAGCCATGCCTAATTACCTTAAATACTGGAAGATTAAGCAGACCCAAAAAGACTACATCCCGTACCCTGCCTCGTTTTTAAACGCTGAACGCTGGACTGACGAAATTGACCTAGAACCTAATAAAAAGCCCGAACTACCTTGGTACTCAAGTGAGGAATTAACCGCCCGTAAAGCGCAGGAAGTCGGATGCCCTGCCTATGCTGGTGAGGCGTGGCAACAATGGCGGGCTAGGATTAGCCAAAAGATTAAGCAGATTGAGGAACAAATGTGAAACACATTCCCGATAACTACCTAGTCGAATGGTATATCGGTGTAGCCAAAAGGCGTGGCTGGGATGAGGTAGTACGCCTACTAAAGCAGTACCCTAAAGATGAAGAACGAATGAAAACATTGATAAAAAAGAGATTAGGCCATGAGAGAGATTGACCCAAACCGCTGTATAGACTTTATCCTTGATAACGCTGGTAAGTACGCATCTGCCAAGGGTGAGTTAGCCCAGCTAGAAACCTTTAAAAGCAGTCTAAAGGCAATAATGATGCAGAAGTCAGGTGAGCAGACTATTGGGGCGCAGGAACGGGAAGCATACGCCAGCCAAGACTACCAAGACTTATGCAAGGCTATTGGGGTAGCGACCGAGAACGCTGAGAAGCTGAAGTGGGAACTAGAAGCCGCAAGACTACGCCACGCTACATGGCAGACCTTAGAAGTATCTAACCGTAACCAAGATCGGATATTAAAATGATTGAATTACTCAACGAGTTTCAGGTTCTTAGAACCCTAGTCCGTCACTATGACGATGCCTTAAAAAGTAACAACGCCATACAAATGATGGAGATTGCTGTAGACATTGCTGAATCCGCTGTAAAGCTAGAACAAGCCAGCGTGGATCATGCCAATGTATCGTAATAAAAGCTTACTGGAGATAGCTAGAAGCTTCCCCTGCACCCATTGCGGGGCTACAGATGGCACAGTGGTTGCCGCACATTCAAATCAATTAAGGGATGGAAAAGGCCGTGGACTTAAAGCACACGATTACAGAATCGCATCACTCTGCTACACCTGTCACACAGAAATCGACCAAGGTGCAACACTTAGCAAAACAGAGAGAGTGGGTAGGTGGGAAGAAGCGCACCGAAAGACGATTGCCCTCTTATTCGAGTCGGGGTTTTTATATACCAAGTTTTGAACAAATGACCCAAGACACCGTGGAATTGTTAAACTCTCTTAATGTTGATTCTAAACCTACCCCTACCCCCATCCGTCAATCACTACTGGGGGAGTCATGGACACAGGCGTTATATCAGCAAGGCAGGAAAAGAGTTTAAGGCGCAGGTCAGCGATTATGTGGTGGAGTGGAAAGTTCCCAAGTTAGGTACTGCCCGCCTAGAAATGCAGGTCACCCTGTACCCAAAAGACAGACGCAAGCAAGATATTGATAACCGAATCAAAGCCCTTTGGGATGCCTTAGCGGATGCTGGTGTATTTGATAACGATGAACAAATTGATGTGTTGATGGTACAGCGTGGCGCAATAAAAAAAGGTGGCGGTTGTCTTGTAGTTATTGATAAAATAGAGGAAACTACACCCATTACATAAGGATTTGTATGGAAAACTGTGCATTATTCCTAGCAACAATGCTACATTCTGCGACCAACACGCATTTCTTTCATTGGTCTACTGATTCTTACGCCAAACACAAAGCCCTTGCCAAATATTACGACAGCATCGTAGACCTAACCGATACCTTTGCTGAATCCTATATGGGGAAGTACGGCAAATTTACCGCTTTTCCAAGTGTTTACCACCAGCCAAAAGACCCAATTCGCTACATGGAATCCCTGCAGAGTTTTGTTAAAGAAGCCCGCCAAGACTTGCCACAAGACAGCGAACTACAAAATATTATTGATGAGATTGCAGACCTTATCAATTCCACAACTTATAAACTTAAGTTCTTGAAATAAGGATATTTATGCCACTCGATAAATCAGGTAGCGAAAAAGCAGTCGGTAAGAACATCAAGACCGAGATGAAAGCTGGCAAGCCAAAAAAGCAAGCCGTAGCTATTGCATTAAGCGTTGAGCGTGAGAACGCCAAGGGTAGTCGTAAGGCAAAGCTTGAGGATGCCTACGCTAAGTACATTGAGGAAAAGGCATGAGTCGTAGGGATGACATTCGTGCGGCAGTAGAAAAGCACGATAAACCCATTCCTAAGACAACAACGGGCAAGGATAAGAATTATTTGCCTACAGAGCAGGGCGCAGGGATGACCGCCAAAGGTAGGGCGGCATACAATCGTAAAAACAACGCTAATCTACAAGCACCACAAGCCAGTGGGCCAAGGCACGATAGCTTTTGTGCAAGGTCAAAAGGCTGGACAGGTGAGCGTGGTAAGGCGGCTAGAGCAAGGTGGAAATGCTAATGAAAGACGGACTATATGCCAATATTCACCGCAAGAGGGCTAGGATCAAGGCGGGATCAGGTGAAAAAATGAACAAGGTTGGTAGCAAAGATGCCCCAACAGCGCAGGATTTTAAAGAATCTGCTAAGACTGCTAAACCGCAGAGCAGAAAAGATATGATCCGTGAAAAGATGAAGGATATGTAATGGTTAATCAGAAGTTAGCCGCTATCTTGCGTCAATTTGACCCTCATGGTGCTGACTATGATTACGATACCGCTATTGCCGCAGGGATGAAACCCCAGCAAGAAGGCGGTGAGAACCAAGGTCACTGGGGGTCAGTAGCCCCGACACCTATGCAGTACCGTATGGACTACAACCTGCCCGAAAACTCTTACATGATGCTAAAAGGTGCGGCACACCCTACATTTCAGATGGGTGTACAGGGTGAGCAGGACAGGGGCTACCAAGTAATGAAGTTTGGTGACCGCTATTTTTCATTACCACCTAACTTCCCAAATAAATAAAGGATATGTAATGGAACATATGAGCCGCAAATACAAGAAAGAAGATGCAATGCTACGCCCTGAACAACAATCTACGCTAGAAAAGCAACAAGCAGAACGCATTGCCCGTAGAAAGATGCTATCTAACAAACTTAAAGACTTAGATAAAGAAGTAAAGTAAATGGCTACGCTTGCAGAAACATTGCGGCAAGCAGGATATGTAACACCACAGGGCGTTACAGGCCCAAACGCACCTTTAGCTAAACAGCTAAGAAACTACGCTACGAGCGTTATCCCGACTGCTAAACAGAACATTAATCAGTTACGAAGTGATATTGACGCTGGTTTAATTATGGGTAATCAAGGTATTCAGATAGGTGACAGGGAAGCATTTGAACGCCAAATGGCTCAAGTACCTAATTTAATGGGGTCTTTTTTGCCATCAACGCCTTTAAAAGTAAATCCTTTAGTTGGCACACGGTATGAGCGTGAATTTTTAGGTGGTTTAGCTGAAAAAAAACCGCAATTAATTGAAAACCTTAAAGGTTCTAGCCTTATGGTTATGCCTTGGGATGCTTCAAGCCGAAACTATGCAGTTAAGTCTATATCGGGCGAAGCTTTGCCTAGAAATGTAATAACCCACGGTGGGCAAGATTATGCCCGTGATGTGGCGCATATGCAAGAAGGCATTGCGGGAGCATCTAACCTTGGTATTGCTAGGCGCATTCAAAGCAGGGATGCCCAAGCTAGAAAGGAAAATTTAGCCGCTGGTGGTACTGGTGACATTATTCATTCCCCAATAACTATGGGCGAAGGGGATATAAATTTTAGCGTTATGCCTACAGAAGCAATGCTTGGGATTATTGACGCTAGAGAACCAAGTAAAAAGTTTATAAAAGAACTTGATGCAAGCATTAGACAATACAAAGACCCCCAAAAAGGCACAACGCCATTTAAAAATTTTGCTGGAGTAAACACCGAAGAAGGTCGTATGCAATTGTTTACTGGTGAGGGTGTCACTGGTACTGCTGGAGATTTGCGTAAAACCTTTATAAATAGAACCGCAGGTTTAAAAGGTAGACAAGAATATCTTGGGTTTAATGCGGAAGATTTAGCGGCCGCCCTGCGTGATCCAGCTTTAGAGGGAGTGCCTAAAGGCTACATTGGTAACACCTTAATCAAGGTAGGCCCTGAAGGTATGCACTTGCGCCCAAGCAAAAACCCCACATACTCAACAGACTTCACGGGTCAATATATTGGAACTCTAGGCAATAATGTGCCGATAGAAGTTCTATTTCCCAAACTATTCCCTCAATACGAACAGGCTTATGCCAAACAAAGGGGTGATTTAAGAAACATGGCTATTGGTGGATTGGAAAAAAGTTCCAAAAATGTATCAGAACTGATAGACCAACAGGTAATCGACAACTACTACAAATACCTAGAAAATCAAAGCAAATTAGGTTTGTAATTCTGCCGTAAGCAATTCAGACTGAAGCATGGCAATAGAATCTTGTAACAACGCTACATAGTCATCATTTTCTAAATCAATGGCATCGTTACTAAGTTCACAGTTTATAGAACCATTGTCACTACGGGATAATGTAATTTGTATCATTGCAATCTCCTTGTTTTGTAATATAATTGTACCAAAGATTAATCTATCTTAACAACCACTTGGATAAGGTATGAGTTCTACAGTAGATAAACTTAGAAAAAAGACAGGCGGGCGTGTTGCAGGTGTGCCTAATAAGTCAACAGCCCTCGCTAGAGAGGCGATTGCACGGTTCGTGGATGGTAACAGCCACAAGCTACAAGAATGGCTTGATGAAATCGCTATGAATGAGAAGCTTGGCCCTAAAGTCGCATTCGATTGCTTCATGCAGGTAGCTGAGTACCATGTACCTAAATTAGCCCGTGTTGAGCAGGTAGGCGATGAAACCAAACCCGTAGTCCACATCTATAAGTGGAAAGATGACTGAAGAAGTCGTTATTGAGTTTGAGTACAAAGCACGGGAAGCGTTTAAAGAGTTTCATAAAAGAACACAACGCTGGGCTGTATTGGTCTGCCATCGAAGGGCAGGTAAGACGGTAGCCAGTATCAATGACTTAATCCGCAGGGCAATTAAAGAAAACAAACCTGACGGCAGATACTTTTACCTTTGCCCGTTTTACAGTCAGGCCAAATCAGTGGCTTGGGACTACTTATTACGCTTCTCTGAACCTGCTATGGCTAAAGCCAACCAGTCAGAGTTATGGGTAGAACTACATAATGGCGCACGGATAAGGCTATTTGGTGCAGATGCGCCTGACAATCTCCGAGGAAATTACTGCGATGGCATCGTTTTGGATGAGATGGCCGACATGAAACCCCGTGTTTGGGGTGAGATTATTAGACCGTTATTGGCTGATCGCCTTGGCTGGGCTGTATTTATTGGTACACCTCGTGGACATAACGCCTTTTACGACATATATAGGGAAGCCCAAAACAATGACAGGTGGTATACCAAAACGCTACGAGCAGATCAGTCAGGCTTATTGGCGCAGGAAGAACTGACAGACGCTCAAGCTTCAATGTCAGCTAACCAGTACGAGCAAGAGTTTTTGTGTAGCTTTGAAGCCGCTATACTGGGCGCATTTTACGGTCAGGAGATGCGTAGGATTACAGACCTTGAGCGCATTACATCGGTGGACTATGACCCCATGTTCCCATGCCATACCGTATGGGACTTGGGCTTTAATGATTCCACGGCCGTGATTTGGTTTCAGGTGGTATACGGTGAGATACGGGTGCTAGACCACCATATGTCTAACGGTCAAGCCATCCCCTACTATCTCGGATTACTAGCGCAGAAAGAGGATGAGTACGGGTACAAGTACGGCTATCACTACCTGCCCCATGACGCTAGGGCTAAAACCTTGGCGAGTGGTGGCAAGAGCATAATCGAACAAATTGCGACAAAAATTGACATAAATAAGCTAAAAATTGTTCCAAACCTATCACTTCAGGATGGAATACAAGCTACAAGACTTGCATTAACCCGTGCTTGGTTCGATAATAAGT